CTTGTATTGATTGGGGTGCCGCCTGCAGTTGCAGCTATTTGAAACGTGTTGGTCGCGCCGTTGATCACAAAGTATGTGACGCCTGCGGTGATGCCGGTTGGCAAAGAACCTGTGCTTGTAAACACCACGCGCTCGCCATTTTGAAAGCCGTGATTGTTTAACGTGATCACAGCCGGCGATGCGATGGTGATCGTAACTGTTGCTGCTGCTCGGTAGGGATTAGGCGACCCCACTTGCAGCGTTGCGCCCTGGGTGTGAAACCGAAAGTATCCGGCGCCGATTTCCAGAACCATGGTCTGCGAGGTCGAATACGTAAACGGTATCAGCCTGGTGCGCTTGGTCGAGTCTTTGACCTCACGCACAAACTCAAAGCCTGGCCGGTTTTCTGCAGGCCCTTGTGGCGTGGCAATCATGTTGCGCATGGTTGCTGCACCGGTCTGGTATTTGACGTCATCAATACGGCCGAACATCTCGGGCGAGAGCTCGCCACCAGAGAACGACCGTTGCAGGGTGCGCGTATTTGGCATTCTTTATCTCCCCGATACCCAGCTCACAATATGCTCTGGCTTGATGTTGCGCTGGTTGGCGTCAGACGATTCTGCCTGCGCCAGGTATGAGGCCATGACTGCAGCGCATCGCTTGCCCTCTTGCTGACCCATGTCGCCCTTGATCACCGGGCCTGCCAGCATCGATGCCAGGTGCCATGATAGCGTGATGATAAACAGCGGCGTAAACTTGGTCGGGTCAGTGACTTGGGCGGTGTAGCGGATCACTGCGTCCTTTTGGTTGGTGTATACGATCAACGTACCGTCGTCGAGTGACTCGAGTGAGTACGGTTGAGGCACGTAGCGACCTGCTGCAACAACAGGAGAGTAGTTGGTCCATGGTGCGTCAGTTGGCGCCCAACGTGTCGAATAATCGTCTTGTGCATCGGGCGGCAACACAGCCACGATGTTGACCGTGTTTTGCGGTATCTGGTACGCGTACTTCCATTCTGGCCAGTTGCTGGTCAATTCTGCGGGCACGATACGGCGCGACGCAAAACCCCAGTTGTGCATCTCGAGAAGCGTGTCTCGTGCAATCGGGTAAAACCGTGCGCAGTGTTCTGATTGTACTGATCCTTCAGGTGGGTCAATGCTGGCGACCGTGGCGTTGTCACCCAAGTGCGCAAGCGCCAAGTTGCAAATATCAACGACTGATGCCATCGCGGCCTCCTGATGTTAAAAAGGGGCCGCAGTTTCCCACGGCCCCCATGCTGGTTACTACAAGGCGAGATTATGCCGGAACCGCGTCGTCGGCTTTGGCTTTTCCGCGTGCTTTTGGCACACTGTCTGCCTCTTCCGATTTGCCGTCTGCCCTTACCAGGTTGGTGTTGGGCGGACCGTTGTACTCAAAGACCGTGCCCTCCTCGCGGAGGCCATTGTCGACAAAGCACGTTACTCTTGCGCGATACATAGGCATAGATCATCCCCCTTGTTGTTAGACCACAGAGAAGCCAGAAGCGTAGAACTTCTTGCCGTCCTGGATCGTTTCTACGATGTCAGCAGTCACCTTGCCGGCAGTGTTCGTGCCGGACACGGTGTAGCGTGCGCCGATATAACGCTTGCCCAGCGAGCCGATCAGCGGGTTGATGCGAACGGCCACATTCGTGCCGAGCGTCAAACCAGCAGTAGCGATTGCGCCGGATGCACCGACGACAACCACGTTGCTCGAGAGTGCTGCGTTGTCAGCAATGATCACCTCGAAGTTAGTCGAAGTGCCGCCTGCGAAAGCCTCGGTCATGGCAAAGTTCATAAGCAAGTTATGACCTTCACCAATGTCACGGGCCACCGACAGATCGATCGTGTCGCTAGACACGGCAGTAACCGTCACTGCCTGGTCGGTCGATACGCGAAGATTTTTATCAGTAATCATGATGTCATCCTTTCAATGTGTGATTGCCCGATTAGCTGACAGCAGCTTCGGTGTTGAGCAAGGAATCGACACGTCGCAGGGGCACGCCCAGGAACGACAGCCACGAGTACGGCTGACCGAACTGTGACAGGCCTTCGTTGATCTTGAGCACGTACTGCGACTTGTCGAGAGCTGCGATGCTCAAGCCAGAGTGCACGGTACGGTTCATGTAGAAGGCAGCCTTACCCATAGCCATGTTCGGGATACGGTACAGCGAACGTGCCATCAACTTGACGATGTTAGTCGCAGCCGATGCAGCCTGGGTACCACTTTGAGCGATCAGGTCAGACACATCGATGTTGCAGATGCGAACGACATAGCGCCAGTCTTTGACGACCAGGCCATTCTTCCACTGATAGCGAGTGGCCAATGCCTGCAGACGGGTGCCGTCCGAGTTGTAAACCGTCTGCTCGCCGAGATCCTCATGGACCAGGCCAGCTTTCGAGCCTTTCGGAAACGGGCAGTACACAGTCTGATCACCCCACACAACCAGGTAGACCGAGGTGTTGTCCGAGCCAGAGCCGCCGGCCGACAGGATGTTCTGCGCGTTGCCGCCGGTGAGCGAGCTGTAACGTGCAGCCAGGCCCAGGAACTGCTTCGGGTCGACGCCAGGGTTGCCGTAGAACAGGGTGGTTGCCTGGGTCTGGTTCATTGCCTCGAGGAACGCGGTGTCTTCCGACAGGCGGAATTGAGCCGTGTTGCCGTTGAGCATAGCCAGATCCTTGTCCACTTCCGAGCGAGCTTCCAAGATGCCGCACGCCTCGTCGACCTGTGCAGTGGTCGATTTGGACGACGGGATACCTTGGTTCAGCGCACGCCAGTAGACAGTGGGCAGACCGGTACGGATGACGACGCGCTCGCCGGTTGGCAGGTTGCCTTCCTTGAAGACGCAATCTTCGAGAATCTCGTTGGACTGCGAGAGCAGTTCGGCCACGATCGGCACGCGGCCGTCCGGGTCGGTACGTTTGGCCCAATCGGCCAGTGTCAAATTACCATTAGCAAGAGTTGCCATGATTAGCTCCTTTTAAGTTTGCGATTCATACAAAGCCGACGCTAGATCGTTGAAGCCTTTGGGCTGGGATTTGCTGCCTCCCTTGCCTATGTCTCCACCAACATAGCGGTCTTCGCTAATTGCCTTTCCAGCCCGGTACATAAACCGGATCACGTCCGGGTGATTACCCAGGCCGGAATCGTTTAACAGCGCGCGCAGCTCGGGCGTGCCGAACTGGTCGAGCGCCTTCTTGGCCACGGCAAGGTTTTCTGGCAGCTTCTCGCCGCCAAATTCTTTGTCGTTCCTCGAGGCATCAGCCCACTGTGAGCGGACCTGCTCGATTTGCTGGATCTGACGTTGTTCCACAATGGGCCCCATCTTGTCCAGCAACTTCTGCGCGGCATCCTGCGTCAGGTTCAATTCCTTGGCGACTTCCGAGAAGTTATTCAGCACCTCGGCGTCGAACTCGCGGCCATCCGGGGCTTTGAATTCGTACTTTTCAGGGGCGCCCTGGGCTTCCTTATCGTCAGCCTGGTTGCCTTCTGTGTCGCCGTCGGCCTTGTCAGTAGTGGCGCTGTCCTGCGCTTGCTGATCCTGTTTGCCTTCAGCCTGCTGCTTATCCCCGTATAGCGCGTCAGCCGTCGCTTGTACGCTGTCCAGGGCATCCGATGCGGCGTTGCCTTCAGTGGTCGTTGCGGCTTGGTCCTGCGTCGGTGATTCTGTTGTCATTCGTTTGCTCCTTGACCATCGTTGGATAAAGCTCTGGGCAGATCGAGTGGATTATCGAAAGTGTGCGGTTGCCGAAGTTCCTGTTACCTTCCGCAAATGCCATCTGCATCGCGTTGGTGTTGAACGACATGCGAAACACACCCGAGTTCTCCAGAAGACGCCATACAATCCGGCGCCCCCGTTTGCTGCCCATGAGCCACTTCAAATCGGCTTCCTCGTTTTCGCGGTCGAGCTTGGCACGTACTTCCTTTTCGGCCTTCTCACGCTCTTGACCTCGAATATCGAGAGGGTCGTAATTTGCGCTCATAGTTGACAATCTATCCACGGCCGGCGGCATTACGGGTACCGTTTTCCACAATCGGT